GTGGCTTCTGTTTCTATCAGCTGTCCCTCCTGTTCAGCTACTGACGGGGTGGTGCGTAACGGCAAAAGCACCGCCGGACATCAGCGCTATCTCTGCTCTCACTGCCGTAAAACATGGCAACTGCAGTTCACTTACACCGCTTCTCAACCCGGTACGCACCAGAAAATCATTGATATGGCCATGAATGGCGTTGGATGCCGGGCAACTGCCCGCATTATGGGCGTTGGCCTCAACACGATTTTACGTCACTTAAAAAACTCCGGCCGCAGTCGGTAACCTCGCGCATACAGCCGGGCAGTGACGTCATCGTCTGCGCGGAAATGGACGAACAGTGGGGCTATGTCGGGGCTAAATCGCGCCAGCGCTGGCTGTTTTACGCGTATGACAGGCTCCGGAAGACGGTTGTTGCGCACGTATTCGGTGAACGCACTATGGCGACGCTGGGGCGTCTTATGAGCCTGCTGTCACCCTTTGACGTGGTGATATGGATGACGGATGGCTGGCCGCTGTATGAATCCCGCCTGAAGGGAAAGCTGCACGTAATCAGCAAGCGATATACGCAGCGAATTGAGCGGCATAACCTGAATCTGAGGCAGCACCTGGCACGGCTGGGACGGAAGTCGCTGTCGCTCTCAAAATCGGTGGAGCTGCATGACAAAGTCATCGGGCATTATCTGAACATAAAACACTATCAATAAGTTGGAGTCATTACCTATTACAGCGTTGTTTGCTTATAAACGACAGCCTACACCAAAATCACAGGCACCATTTTTCCATAAGTAGCAGTGTTGACGGTGGGGGGAGCAAAGCGTTGAGAACGATAATTTCGCGTACATTACCTATAGGTAATTTAATGGCACTTTGCTATATTTTAGATACCTGCTGGTAACTGGTGTTAGACAGATTACGATGGATAAATACGAAATCAGACGTCAGCGTTTGCTCTATATCCGTGATAATTTATGCGGCGGTAAAGCTGTTGATGTAGCCCGAACCCTTGGGCGGGAGCCTTCTTACGTTTCCAGGATGCTCTACCCGGAAGGCAAGAAACAAAAGAAAAGGATAGCTGACGAGATGGTCGATCTTATTGAATCTTCGTTCAATTTGCCCCGCGGCTGGATGGACGGCATTAGCGGAAGTATTGATATCGAACGAGAACCGGTGGAAGACACACCTCAGATGCAGTACGTCATTGAGGTTCTGGACGCGCAGGCCAGCGCGGGACCAGGATGTATTGTCTCAAGCGAGGTTGATGAAACGGTCAACAGTATCACCTATGACACTGCCGGCGCGCTGAGGCTTTTTGGTAACCGGCCCGCAGAGCATATCAAGGTGATTACGGTTTCCGGCGATAGCATGTCCGGCACCATCGAGACCGGTGATTACATCTTTGTTGATGTCTCAAAAGATTACTTTGAAGGTGACGGTATCTATGTCTTTTCGTTCAAAGGGGCGGTGTTGGTGAAGCGTCTTCAATTCACGGCGGATGGCCTGCTTGTGCATTCAGATAACCGCAAATATGCCGACTGGACGATCGGCGAAAGCCATGAACAGTATCTGAAAATTATTGGCCGCGTGATCTACAGCCATAGCGTTAAACGGTTTGTTTAACGTTTTACTAGCGTTCAAACCCTCCCTCCGTTCCAGCCTTAAGTATCAAGTCCAGCAGGTAAAATTTCCCGGCAAGTTGTTTAAGCACCGGGTTTACCTGCGCTGGATGCGAGAAATCATGTCCAGAAGCTCTTTTATGCTGGCAATCTGGCGCATCGCCCGCCTGCATCGTTTCCCTCCCGGCAAAACCCTGCCTTGTAACTAAATTTTGAATATTTTCAGAGTGTTATTCTAATTGCACCATAAAATATACCCATAGGTATTTATTTTTAATTAACCCTGAGGTATTCTTTCTTCATCGACTTGAAACACACCGCGCTATCGTCGGTGAAATACAACGATTCGAAAATGAATCTACGTGGCTGAAAAGCCAGCACCATAACGCAATGCGCTTTGGGGTGAAGCCAGCGGGAGAGGATTCATCGCTGACGCACCGTCAAAGCTCATTCAGGAGACCGCAATGTCCCGTAAAACCGCGTTTCATGGTTCCGCTGCCGGTCGTCGCCGTGCGCAGCGCTCTCACTTACAAAATCCACAAGCCCTCAGTTCAGAACGCCTCCACCGGCCTACGCCTTCTCGCGCTCAGATTCAGGCTAAGGGAAAGCACCATACGCCAGCGCGTATCGAGGACGCATTGCCCATTAACTTTGTTGCCCAGGATATTTTTTGGCAGCTTGAGGAATATAAACGGCAAATTGCGCGTGCCACCATTGTTTATCAGCAAGAATTTTCACACCACTATGCGCAACCTGGGACCTGGCTCTGTCACAGGGCCATCTATGCGCTGGGTTTGCAAAAAAGAAAAAAGATTACGGCAAAGTAAAAGCATTAGCATGATGCTGCTTTCCTTCGCCATTTGTTATGACCATCAGGAATGTCAGTGAAAGAAGGGAGGGTGAATGTCCGATCCTGTTTCCGGTACGTCGGCAATTGTTACTGGAGGATTAATGGCAGCGAGTCTATTTGGCCTGATCGCAGGTATTGATTATGGCGTTGTGTTCGGCGCATTTGCTGGCGCCGTGTTTTATGTGGCGACCGCAGTAAATATTTCACGTTTCAGACTGGCTGCCTATTTTATGACTTCCTTTATTGTCGGCGTATTGGGCGCCGGGTTAATTGGTACGAAGCTGGCAATCTGGACCGGATACAGTGAACGGTCTTTAGACGCGTTAGGCGCCGTACTGCTATCCGCGCTGATTATTAAGATACTCACATTTCTGAATAATCAAGATCTCACCGAATTGTACAAAATACTCACTCGCAACAATAGTGAACGGCCAAATGGAAAATGAACTGCCGGCGCTGATTAACGCAATTGTCTGCGCTTTGATCACTCTGAACTTGATGTTTTATCGCCGCGCGTGCTACCGAAGACATCGGCCATGGATATCATACACGGCATATTTACTGGTACTTACCTATGCCAGCATACCGTTTCGCTATCTTTTTGGCCTGTATGAATCGACCCATTGGTTAGTCGTCAGCGTCAATTTTTTTATACTTATTACCGTATTCCTCGTCAGGGGGAATATCGCGCATTTAATCGATAAATGAGGGATGTATGAATAAAGATGAGATTTTTAACGCCATTTTGGATAAGGAGGGCGGCTATGTAAATCATCCGGACGATCGAGGTGGCCCAACAAATTGGGGGATTACTCAGGCCACTGCCCGCGCGCATGGTTATGATGGACCTATGCAAAAACTGACGCGCCAGCAGGCGCTGGATATTCTCACCGCGGACTACTGGATTGCGCCCCGTTTCGACCATGTTGCTGAGATATCTACCCCGCTTGCTGAAAAACTGTGTGATGCCGGGGTCAATATTGGCACTATTCTGCCGGGTAAGTGGCTTCAGCGATGGCTAAATGCCTTTAATCATCGCGGAGTGCTGTATCCGGACCTCGTGGTCGATGGTGCTATCGGCCTCAGAACGATTAACGCCTTAAGCCAGTACCTTATTCGCAGAGGCAGTGAAGGTGAGACGGTACTATTACGAGCATTAAACTGTAGTCAAGGGCAATATTATCTGGAGCTGGCTGAAAGAAACGATGCTAATGAATCCTTTATCTATGGTTGGCTCAGGGCCCGAGTAATTATCTAGTTTATCTTTTTATTAACCATTGATTTAACAATCTACGCCTGGAGAAAATAAATATGTATGCATCTAATGATTTAACTCTCTCAATGTTTTACTCATCTAGTATTGCTGAGGAAACAGGCAATAAAATCGCAACGCTTACCGTTCAAACCTTGGGGCCAGTTGCGGAAGTTTTACAAATCAGTAAATTGCATTGTATTACTGACGAAAACAGAACGAAACATTATAGTATCGGTGAGCAGTTTATTGCGAATGGTTCCGACCCTCTTCTTGCTGCTATCGAAACCTGGTGGCGCGATAATTCGACTACTTTGATCCAGGAATTAATGGTGGAAGTTATGGATTTTATTTCTGGTAACATCAACCAAAATGCCACCTGGATTGGCCAATATGGAATGAAAATCTTTGAAAATGAGCCAGTGCTAAAACGTATCCCTGAAAGTGTATTGCCGAATAATTACTCTGCGAACACCTGAATAATTCATGAGGAATGGCTTTAGATTAAAAGTGTAGTCACTATGGCGCACAACAATAAGTCATACCCAAACAAATTATTCACTTTTTAAAAGAATATTAAAACATTCAAATATTGATAATGGAGATATTATTATGGCTTTTGCTCTGCCTAATGGCTCAACTGTTTTTGTCGGTTCCGGCTTGAGTAATCCTGTCGTGGTAAGTACGGTATCGAATGCGGAAGGTGCGGTTTTTACCGTGACTGAAAATCATAATCTTAGGGTCGATGATGTCGTGCTTATTTCTTCGGGCTGGGGTGCCATCGATGGTTTAGTCGCCAGAATTACTGCGCAAACCCCTAATAGCGTGACCATTTCGGTCATCAACTCTAGCGACCGGAATTTCTTTCCTGCCCATGCCGGTGGCGGGAAATTGCAAAAAATCACTGAATGGACTGAAATTCCACAGATTACTGAAGTCGCGCTGTCAGGGGGGGAGCAGCAGTATGCACAGGTACAGTTTCTGGCCGACGATCGCCAGCGTAATATTGGAACCTTTAAGGCCGCTAAAAACCAAACGTTCACATTAGCGCATGATGCTTCATTACCTATCTATAATGTATTGAGCATGGCAGATCGTTATGGACAAGTTTTACCACTACGCATGTTTGTGCCTAATGCAAAAGAGTATCGCTACTGGTCCGGCGTTCCGTCGTTTGATCCGCAACCAATGACGGCGGTGAATAGCGTTGAAACCGTACAAGTCGCGTTTTCCATTCACTCTCGGGATATTACTTTCTACAAGTCGGAAGAATAATTGTTCTTCTTATCTGTGAACCATGAATTAAATTCAACCAGGCTCCTTCGGGAGCCTCTTTTAAGGGGATATATGAGCGCTATCTTCAAATTACAACCTAAACCCGTTTTTAAAGCTGATGTTGCTATTCCTCGTGCGGGTGAAGAAGACGGAGTGCTGAATTTTACGTTTAAGCATCGGCCTATAAAAGAATTGGCAGAGTTAGAAGATATTGACGAAAAAACGGTATGTGATTTTTTACTGGAGATCGTCGACGGTTGGGCATTATCAGAACCTTGTACGCGAGAAAATATGGGAGTACTGGTAGATAATTATCCGGGGGCTGTTAAGGCAATAATGGCTACTTATTATCAAGAGCTGACGGGGAATCGCGAAAAAAACTGATTACGGTTGCCTCTGCATTCTATACGCCTGAACCATCAGCGGATGAGCTAAGCGCATTCGGTCTGACAGCCGAAGATTATGACGATACTGTTATCAATGTCTGGCCCGATATCTGGCCTGCATTTGTGGTCTTTCGCTCGGCCAGCACGCAGTGGCGAACCAGTCCAGGCGGCGTAATCGGTCTGGACTATAGTGTGCTCGCATGGCTCATGAGGGTTTATGATATAGCTGATGAGGTAACCGTAATAAACGATATTCAGGTAATGGAACGGGTGGCGTTGAATATCCTGAATAAACTACAGAGCTAGCCTGGGTTTTTAGCAGAAGTATGTTCAAATTATTAGTCAACGTAAACCGATGAGTGGTTGGTTTATTCTCTCAGGAGAAAGTCTATGGCGAGTGAAACCAATATAACGCTGCGCGTAAATACCAGCGAGCTGGAAAAAAGTAGCCAGCTTCTTGATAAGTATCAACAGAAAGCAACCGTCGCCAACCGTAAAAGCGAAGAGCTGAATAAAACTTTTCGTGCTGCAACAGAAATACAGAAAAGGCATACGGATAGCCTGAAGAGGCTAATGCAAACGCTCCCTCTTCCTCCAGCCAGAATGGGATCCATACTTCAGGATATGGTGAAGAAATCTGAGGGTGAGACCTACAATATAACGTCTGGCCCTAAAACTTACTGGGATTCACTGGCAGGAATTGGTAGCCATCCAAAAGAGGATGTGGGTAATACGCCAAAATTTTTTCTGCAAGGCGAAAATATGGAAGAACGTCCTGACGATGATAAGAAAAAAAGGAGGGGGGGCGATTGGCTCGGCGGTTTAATGGAAGGAGTTAAAGAGGCGTGGGATAAATTCCTTAAAGATGGAGAAAACGTTCATGGCAAGCTTAAGGATTTAGCTAAAGACGCTTTTAGCTCAATGGGGAACTCACTGGTGGAATATATAACCACAGGAAAGGCGAGTTTTAATGATTTCCTGATGACCTTTCTGAAAGGGACGCTGAAGATGCTCAGCCAATTATTGTTGGTAAAAGCCATGCAGGCTTCCTTTAACGCGATGTCGAATTCCGGCATTGGCTGGGTAGCATCCATCGGTAAAGTTTTCACGGGCCATTCCGATGGCGGCTATACCGGAGACGGGGGTAAATATGAGCCGAGAGGGATTGTTCATGGCGGCGAATTTGTTTTTACTAAAGAGGCGACCTCGGCGATAGGGATTGGCAACCTTTACGCCATGATGCGCGGTGCGCAGGGGTATGCGGGCGGCGGCTATGTAGGAACGGCATCAATGCAGAGACTGGGTTCTTCTGGCGCAGGGCCACTGACTATTCAGACCTCAGTACTTATTCAGAATCAAGGCTCAGAACCGCAAGCGGTCGATAATAACGGCGCGTTAAATCGCGCCTGGCAGCAGACGATAGACCGTTCCGTTCGCGCTGGTGTGGCAAATGAATTGAGGCCTGGTGGCCTTATCTGGAATGCAAACCACGCACGTTAATTATTTGATTCCCGGAGATGATATGGCAATAGAAACCTTTACCTGGCGAACGGCTTTGTTGAATAAATCGAACTTTTGCTGAGTTGAAGGATCAGATCACGCATCTTCCCGACAACGCAGACCGTTCCGTGGCAAAGCAAAAGTTCAAAATAACCAACTGGCCCACCTACAATAAAGCCCTCATCAACCGTGGCTCCATAACTTTCTGGCTGGATGATGAAGCTATTCAGGCCTGGTATGAGTCAGCAACACCTTCTTCACGAGGCAGACCTCAGCGCTATTCTGACCTTGCCATCACGACTGTGCTGGTCATTAAACGCGTATTCAGGCTGACCCTGCGCGCTGCGCAGGGCTTTATTGATTCCATTTTTTCTCTGATGAACGTTCCGCTACGCTGCCCGGATTACAGCTGTGTCAGCAGGCGGGCAAAGTCGGTTAATATCAGTTTCAAAACGCCCACCCGGGGTGAAATCGCACACCTGGTAATTGATTCCACCGGGCTGAAGGTCTTCGGTGAAGGCGAGTGGAAAGTCAAAAAGCATGGTCAGGAACGCCGCCGTATCTGGCGTAAGCTGCATCTGGCAGTTGACAGCAACACACATGAAATCATCTGTGCAGACCTGTCGCTGAACAATGTGACGGACTCAGAAGCCTTCCCGGGTCTTATCCGGCAGACTCACAGAAAAATCAGGGCAGCATCGGCAGACGGCGCTTACGACACCCGGCTCTGTCACGATGAACTGCGGCGTAAGAAAATCAGCGCGCTTATCCCACCCCGAAAAGGCGCGGGTTACTGGCCCGGTGAATATGCAGACCGTAACCGTGCAGTGGCTAATCAGCGAATGACCGGGAGTAATGCGCGGTGGAAATGGACAACAGACTACAACCGTCGCTCGATAGCGGAAACGGCGATGTACCGGGTAAAACAGCTGTTCGGGGGTTCACTGACGCTGCGTGACTACGATGGTCAGGTTGCGGAGGCTATGGCCCTGGTACGAGCGCTGAACAAAATGACGAAAGCAGGTATGCCTGAAAGCGTGCGTATTGCCTGA